GTTATAAAACACCACCCCCGTACCAGCTCCAGCGCTAGCGCCCGCCACGTTAACCCATGCAGATCCGTTATAGCCAAGCACCTGACTGCTTATCGGAGTTGACAAAGTAACATCCGACAGGTTGGCTAAAGGTATAGCTATATTAGCCGAGCCATCAAAAGATACTCCAGCGATAGTCCTAGCTGTGGCTAATGCGGTTGCAGCGCCTGCTGTAAGACCAGACGCAGTTCCTGTTATGTTAGTCCCTACAAGGGCCGTAGGGGTACCAAGAGCAGGTGTTATTAGCGTTGGGCTAGTATCGGTTACATAGGTGGTGCTTGTGCCTGTTTTGGTTAGGCTTAAAGTGATAGCTGGGGTAGTAGTAGGTGTGGCAACCGTTCCAGATATTCCATTAGCTGTGACTATAGAAACTGAAGTTACTGTACCGCTTCCAGCACCGCCTGCTGCCCAAGTCGGAACTCCCCCAGCAAGTGTTAATACCTGAGTGTTAGTTCCAACAGCAAGTTTAGATAGTACGTTAGTGGCAGAAGCGTAGAGTATATCTCCAGTAGTATAAGTTGCTGTTCCTGTCCCACCTTGTGTTGAGCCTAGCGGTGCGGTTGGCAACAGTAAATTTCCGTAGATAGTAGTAGCTGTAGTTGACGAGTTACCAAGTACAGTAGTGTTAGACCCAAGTCCGACTGCATTAGCACCAATGACTATTGAGTTACTATCTCCCACATTTGCTGTCACAACAGCCGACCCAACACCTACATTGTTATTACCGCTGGTGACGTTAGAAAGTGAAAGCCAGCCAATAGATGTGTTATTAGAACCTAATGATAGGTCAAGCGCGGCGCAACCAACTCCTGTGTTGTAACTCCCCGATATGCAAGAAGGAAGCACTCCACCCCCAATACCTACGTTTTGATAACCGCTGGTGACGTTGAGCAAAGTACGATAACCTATAGCAGTATTGTTAGAGGCATAGGTGTTACTGTAGAGAGCATACGATCCAATAGCTAGGTTCTGCTGACCATTAGTATTGGCGGTGAGTGCGTTCAGACCAATGGCTATATTATTATCAGCCCCTGTTGTTTGCGTTGTGAGCGTGTTCTTACCAATGGCTATATTATTAGCACTAGTTACGTTGCTGGCTAAAGCCCCATCACCAGCGGCAAAATTGGTAGTGACTCCACCAGCACCATAAGACCCAAGAAGTGAGTTAGCACCAGATATGGTTTGGCTACCAGTAAAGGTATTAGCACCTAGTGTGGCTCCACCTCCACCGCCAACAGCCCACGATGGGGCAACTCCAGCACCGCCAGACGTCAATACATAGTTCACTGTACCTGCTGTTAGCTTGGACAGCGTATTGGTAGCAGACGCGTAGAGTATGTCACCAGTAGTATAAGTTGCTGTTCCTGTTCCACCTTGTAACTCGTCTAGAGGGGCGGTTGGCAGTAGTAAGTTACCATAGACAGTAGTATCTGTGGTAGAAGTGTTACCAAGTACTGTAGTGTTAGATCCAAGGCCAACTGCGTTGTCCCCTATCACCATTTCGTTAGTATTGCTAGGGCCAGACCCCACGGTTTGAAAGCCTACATAGATATTGTTTGTTCCAGCGACGTTTGCGTTAGCACTAAAATTTCCTAACCCAGCATAAGCCCCAAGCGCTATATTGTAAGCGCCTGTTGTCTCATACAGAGCAGTATCCCCTATTGCTACGTTGTAGTCCCCACAGTTACCATTACGCATCCCATTATTGCCTACTACCACATTATTATTACACGCTATGGCAGTTGTAAGGGTGTCCACACCTACGGATACATTATTGTTCCCTGTTTCTATAGCTCCACCAGCGTAGCGCCCTATCATTGTATTGGCACGCCCACTAAGTAGTGCCCAGCCAGTCCAACTTCCTACCGCAGTGTTGTCATAACCGTCTATGTTATGTCTCAGACATAACTCACCAACCGCGGTATTGTTATGACCAGTAGTGTTATCGGTTAGCGCACGCTCACCTATCCCCGTGTTAGTGTCGCCTGTATTTACCATGAGCGCTTCAAAACCCAAGGCTGTGTTATTCTGCCCTGTAGTGGTGTCTCGAAGTGCGCGAGTACCAACGGCTGTATTCTGTATACCTGTTGTGTTGGCGGTTAGTGCCAAGTACCCCACGGCGGTGCTTCCGTCGACTGTGGTATTAGTGAGCGCCTCAAATCCTACGGCTGTTATATTATTACCTACTTCGTTAACGAGTAGAGTGCGAGTGCCAATAGCTGTATTCCCATAACCTATTGAGTTTGCAGTTAGTGCTTGAGAACCAACGGCTACTGAATCACTGGTATCTATGCTAGCGGTTAGCGCGTTATATCCGATAGCTATGTTATTATTCCCAATTCCGTTGTTCTGGTTTGCTCCTACCCCAACGGCAACATTCTGATTTCCGACGCTAGTGAACGCAAGAGCGTTAAATCCTACTGCTGTATTTTCGCCTCCTGCGGATAGCTGTAGGGCTTGACAACCTATCGCGGTATTAAAGTTGGTGTCTGCACTGGCTAACGCCCCATTGCCGACTGCGGTATTGCCAGAGGTAGTTGTAATAGATTCCCCCGCCTGCGACCCAACACACACGTTAGCACTAGCAGTTGTAGCAACGGACAAGCTACCTGCGCCTATGGCTACATTGTCATTTCCGCTAGTGTTGCTAGGCAACGCCTCAAGACCTATGGCTACGTTGGAGCTGCCAGTTATGTTAGCCGCTAGAGTCTGATAGCCAACAGCTACGTTACTATCACCTTCGGTGTTGTTGATAAGCGCGGCAACCCCCACGGCAGTATTGTTAACGCCTGTGGTGTTAGCTAGAAGGGATGACTCGCCAATCTTGGTGCTTAAAGCCCCAGTAGTAAAGCGATTGGCAAGCAACGTACCGGTGTTTGGTGTGTAGGTATACTTTGGGCTAGAGGTATGGATCGCAGATGCAGCCCCGCTAGTAGCGTTAGCAAAGAGTGGGTATAAAGGGGTAGCCGTCGTTGTATCGTTAGAGATAGTTGCGCCAGCCCCGCCCGCGTCGCTAATCCAATCAGTGCCGTCAGAGACTAACACATTGCCAACAACGCCAGGGGCTACAAAGGTAGGGACTGCTGTCCCCGCGCCTATTAGAACGCTATGATCTTCTAACGTGGATAACCCTGTACCGCCATGAGGCACGTCTACGACCTGTGTAAATTGGTTAAAAAAGAACCTATACCATTCTCTTGAGAATACCGAAGGGGTGTCCCCTAGTACGGGGACGCGGGCGGCGGGGATTGTAGTTTTATCAGGCATTTGTAGGACTAATTGCTAACTCAGCGCCCATAATAGCTATCTGGACTGAATCTGTGCCAGACACTTCATATACTCGATCCCGCAATTTTGTAGTCATACCAAGCCTACGCCAGATAGCTCTTGTGCCGTACTCGCCATACAACCCCATCTGTACCCAATGCTCGTTTGACCAGTTATGCCCTGCATCGTCTGACCACCGTAGCATCACTTCTGGATTGCCAGGTTCAAGGATACCAGTTTCTGCTACTATGTTAACCGAGCTTTCTGTTATCAACAGATCGCCTGCTTCGGTGTTGATAAAGGGTAGCGGCCCTGGTCTTAGGAACAGCCCACCCGTCTGACAGTCTAGCTGTAGCGCATGGTGAGCCGTACGTTTTAGGTTGTTCTGCCCTGCGGGGATTGCTCTCCATGACCGTAGCCATTTTTGGATAGACCCTGCATCATCGTAAGCGTCCAAACTTAAAGCGTAGATTTTACCGTTCTCGTAGTCTCCTACTATAGAGGTGTTATTGAAGGTAGTGTAGCAGCTAGACCTATGTCGTATAAACAGCCCATCGTGAAAGCCCGCCCGTTCGTGCCATGCTCCTGTAGCCGCATCGTATACCCATGTAGCGTTGCCGGAAGGGAAGTTCAGAACATAGAATGAATGACCATCTTGTTGATAAGTGTAGGCTTCCGCATCTGAGACGGTAGCGTAGCCTTGAATAGCGTACTCAATAGCGTGGGTGCTGATACGCTCTCCTGTATAACCCCTCGACCTGTACACGATGCCTCGGCCCCTAGCATCCGCACCTAGCCAAAACAATCCATTGTCTAGCTTAGCTACTGAGAACGCAGCCGCGCAGCCAAGCTCGTTAAACGCACCTTGGATGCGTTGCAGAGGGAAGTCAGGCGTACCTGCGTCGTACCATACCTCTACGGAGTTAGTACCAAATAGCCACGCTTCTCTATGGTCTACCATTATGGCTATCAGGTTATCTGGGTTTCCTTCCGCACTAGCAAAGGCTAGAGGGTCAATAGACGAGCCATCGTATAGCGTAGTAACCCATAGCTTCTGCGAGTTAGGCTGATTATATACGAAATACCCATCCAAAAAGCTAACGGTTAGCGCCCCCTGAAAGTCAGGATCTGTTATCTGGGCGAACGCCATCGTGAACGAGTTGTAGATGTAGGAGTTAGGGCTACAGGCTATGAATAGCTGCGTACCGTTATCTGCCATAGATACAGGCCCCCTACCGGCAATAGTGCCTAGAAGTGTCGGTACCCAGTGGCGGTCTACCCTGTAGAACTCAAGTCCGCTTGCTACGTATGCGTAGTTACCAAACGACCATAACCCCCTTATAGGGCCAGTACCTACCGTGGCTAGAAATTTAAGCCCAGGCGCTCTATTCAGATACGCCGCTTCTTTACCCCCCTCAGTTAGCACTTCGGGGTAGAGGTTGACCATGCGGTTATCCGCAGCGTTAATGCTGCGGGCTACATAGCTTTGGCCTAATATAGGCGTTTTCAATTAATAGTTCCCAGCGAAGATATTGAACCGTTGACGTGTACCTACTATTGAATAAGGTAAGCTCATTATGTCGTCAGGGTTATTTATACGTTTAAGTGTACGTTTAGATGACATAGCTATGCGAGATACTTGCTGAGAAGGCTCTACGCCGAACTCGGCTGCTATTTCGCA